GGAAGATATGTGGACTGCCACAGAAATCAATGGTGTAAAGGTTAAAGAACGCATTCTTGGTTTTGGTGCATTACCAGATATTAAATTCATTATGGAAGATGGTTCTTTCCTTAGTGCGAAAAATTTATTTGAAAATGTTTCAAAAACATCTTGACTTTGTTGTGAAAACAGTCTATACTACATATACAAACTGAAAAAACGGAGAATTTTATTATGGCACATGAACTTGAAATCGTAAATGGACAGGCCCAGATGGCCTATGTTGGTGAACTCCCTTGGCATGGTTTGGGAACTAAAGTCCCTGCTGACCTAACCCCAGAACAGTTTATGACAACTGCTGGTTTAGATTGGGAAGTAAACAAAGAAGATATGACAACTGCTTCTGGTATTGTCGTTCCTGGCAAACAGGCACTTGTTCGCTCTTCTGATAATAAGGTATTGGATGTTGTTGGTAAGGGTTGGAATCCTGTTCAGAACTCTGAGGCATTCAACTTCTTTGATGAGTATGTTCGTGCTGGTGATATGGAAATGCATACTGCCGGTTCACTCAAAGGTGGTGAGATTGTATGGGCTCTCGCAAAAACCAAAGAGTCTTTTGAACTCTTTAATGGTGATGTGACTGAGAACTACTTCCTCTTCACTAACCCACACAAGTTTGGTAAGTCAATCGACATTCGTATGACTCCAATTCGTGTGGTGTGTAACAACACTCTCACACTGTCTCTTTCTAAACAGTCTGAACAGATGGTTACGGTAAATCACCGAACTGCATTTGACCCAGACGCTGTGAAAGAACAGATGGGTATTGCTCGTGAGAAGATGGAACAATACAAGTCAATGGCAGAGTTTCTTGGAAACAAACGATACACTGCTGACAATGTAATCCAATACTTCAATGAGGTATTCGGTGCTCCTGCAAAAGAGAAAGTGGACAATGTAATTCCTTTCACTTCTCGTAACGCTAAGATTGCGATGGAAAACATCCAAACCCAACCTGGCGCTAACTTTGCAGAGGGAACTTGGTGGAGTGCCTTCAATGCAGTGACTTACATGACAGACCACTTGCAAGGTCGTGAGAACGACTCTCGCCTACAGTCTGCATGGTATGGACGCAACCGTAAGGTAAAACTCAATGCACTAGATAAGGCATTGGAATACGCCGAGGCTGCGTAAAAAAAGTTGAGGTGAGGGTTGAAAAAATCCTCACTTCCCTTATATATAATATGGGTGCAATTCATAAGTCGCCCAGTTGACACAAATATATGCTTACTCTGTGTCACAAAACTAGGGTTTGTCGGTATCCCCCCAAAAACCGTCACCTCTTGCCTTATGGGAGAGGGAACTGTAACTTGCTTAATAAGGAGAAACAAATGGTAAATACAGCTCTTACAACCGACCCTTTTGACAGGGTTAAAACCTACTCTATCGGTTTCGATAGAATGTTTGACAGACTCTTTGATGAGGGTCTTGTTACAACAACAACTAACTACCCCCCATACAATATCGTAAAAGTATCTGATACTAGTTATGCAATTCAGATTGCTGTTGCTGGTTTTGGCAAAAAAGATATTGAGATTGAGACTAAGGAAAATGTCCTTACAATCAAATCTAAAGATAAAGAAAAGGGCGAATTGGTAGATGATGTAGAATACCTACACAAAGGTATTTCTAATCGTTCATTCACTCGTTCTTTCACTATCGCTGATGATGTGGTAGTTAAGGGTGCGACCTTTGAAAATGGGTTGTTGAATGTTGAACTTGAGAGAATCATCCCAGAAGAGAAGAAACCTCGTCTGATTGAAATCAAGTAAAATCAACATAAATGTAAGAGGGGAAAAATGTATTGACATTATCCCCTCTTTTTGATATAGTAATGAAACTACACAAAAAGTGTAGCAATTTGAAATGGAGACATTATGGCTAGAAAAGCACTAACTAAGAAGCAGAAGGTTCTTAACCTTCTATCAACTGGTAAGAATGTGACTTGGAAAACACTAAGAACCAAGTTTGACCTTACTTCCCCTCGTTCACTAGTAGATACCCTACGAAATGAAGGTAACTGTATCTATGTCAACAAGACAGCAGATGGACAGACATCATATCGTTTGGGCGAACCCTCTAAGGGTGTTATCGCTGCTGGACTGAAGGCAATTTCGGCAGATTCTTTCCTCAGGAGGCTATCCATGAAAAAGATTCTTCTCGCTACTGCAGCAGCTGCTCTCATTCTCCCCCTCACCGGCTGCATGAACGCCATGCAAGGCAA